AGCGGGGCGCAAAGAAGGAACGGGCCGCACGGGACCTGGACAAGTTCCGGCTGCACTGATGCGGAGGCCGGGAAGATGAAAAAGACCGTGATCAAATCCGTGGCGGAAATGACCGCGGAGAGCGCGATCCTTGCGTACTGGAACGAAATAGACACGGGCGGCGTAAACGTAGGCCAATGGATACGGCTGCTGTATGAGGTGATCATCCAGGGGCTGACGGAGAAGCGGTGGTTTTACAGAAGACGACTGGCGGATAACGCGGTTCAGTTCATCGAGAGGTACTGCCACCACTACAAGGGGAAACTGGCACCGCGCCGGCTCCGGCTGAGCCTGTGGGAACGGGCGGCTATCGAGCTGATATTCGGAATTGTTGATGCGGACGGGAAACGGCAGTTCACGGAAGTCTTCTGGCTGATCGGCCGGAAGATGGGCAAGACGCTGCTGGCGGCGGCGATCGCGTGCTACATGGCATACGCGGCCGGGGAATTCGGCAGCGAAATTTACTTCCTGGCACCGAAGCTTGACCAGAGCGATCTGTGCTACAGCGCCCTGGAATTCAATGTCCATGCGGAGCCGGAACTGGATGAAATCACACACAGCACGAAATACCGCGGCCTGGTGATCAACGAAACGAACACGACGATCCGCAAACTGGCGTTTACGAGCAAGAAGAGCGACGGCTACAACCCGATGTTCTACTGCGCGGACGAGGTGGCCGCATGGCCCGGAGTGGCGGGACTGCGGCAATGGGAAGTTATGGCTTCCGGCGTCGGCGCACGCGAGGAGCCGCTGGGGATGGGAATCTCATCCGGCGGATATGAGAACGACGGCATATTTGACGAGCTCATGATGCGCGGCACCGGGTTCCTGATGGGCAACTCCGGGGAACAGCACATCCTGCCGCTGATCTACATGATCGACAACGTGGAAAAATGGGATGACCTGGAGGAACTGGAGAAGAGCCTGCCGGGAATGGGCGAGAGCGTCAGCCGGGAATTTATCCAGCGGGAGATCGTGATTGCCCACAACAGCATCAGCAAAGAAATTGAGTTCAAGACGAAATACTGCAACCTGAAGCAGAATCTGAGCACCGCCTGGCTGCGGGCGGAGGACATCAACAAGATGTTCGGCTGGCGGAAGCCGATGGAGGAGCTGAGAGGCAAATATTGCGTCGGCGGCATCGACCTGTCCCAGGTCATCGATATGACCTGCTGTGGGTTTATCTGCGAGATTGACGGCATCCTGTGGACGAAGGCGCACTTCTTCATGCCGAAAAACAGGCTTGAGGAAGCCACAAAGCGGGACGGAATCCCGTACGAGATTTACATCCGGAAGGGCTTCGTGAGCCTGAGCGGCGAGGAGCATGTGGACTACACGGACGTTCTGCACTGGTTCATGGACCTGATCAAGGTGTACAAGATCTATCCGCTGATCACCGGATACGACCGGTGGAGCGCCCAGGAACTGATCCAGGCGATGACGGCGAAGCACTTCCAGTGCGACAGCGTGAGCCAGGGCTTTAACCTGTCGAACGTGAGCGACACGTTTGAGAGCCTGCTGCGGGAAGGAAAGATCCGGGACATGGACGATAACGACCTGCTGAAGATCCACCTGGCGGACAGCGCCATGAAGATGGAGAACGCGGCGGACCGGGCACACCCGCGGAAGATGCTGGTGAAGATCAGCAGAAAGGCCCATGTGGACGGCACGGCGATGCTGCTGGACGCGATGGCCATGCGGGTGTTCAGGTGGGACAAGCTGGGCAGCCGGCTGGTGAACAAGAAGAAAGCAAAGACGGAGAAAACCGCGTAGGCGGAGGGGTGACAGCTGATGGGAATGTTTGAGAGGATTTTCGGACGGCGGGAGCAGCCGGCGGCGCTGAAGAACGCGCAGATCTTCAAGATGATGGAGGGGTATACGCCGGCATGGACCACCTGGCGCGGCAGCATCTACGAGAGCGAACTGATCCGGGCCAGCCTGGACGCGTGGGGACGGCACGCCGGGAAACTGAAGGTAAACGTGAAGGGCTCCGCGATGCCGGCGCTGCAGAGCCGCCTGAAGGTGCGGCCGAACGCGTTCCAGGAGTGGAGCAAATTCCAGTACCAGACCGCGACGATCCTGGGCGTACGGAATAACGCGTTCCTGGTGAAGACGCGGGCGGAGGACGATACGCCGACCGGGATCATCAACATCATTCCGGAACGCTGGGAACTGGTGGAGTTCCAGGATGAGCCGTGGATTCGGTTCTATCTGTCCGGGAACAAACGCCGCGCGGAGCGCCTGGCGGAGGTCGGCATCCTCACCAGGATGCAGTATAAGAGCGAGCTGTTCGGCGAGAACAACGAGGCCATGAAGCCGGTGCTGGACCTGATCACCATGCAGCGGCAGGGCATCACGGAGGGCATCCGGAACGGCGCCAGCTACCGGTTCGCCGCGCAGAGCGACAACTGGGCCAGCGACGAGGACCTGGCCAGCGAGATGGAGCGGTTCAACAAGTGGACCTTCGGCAACAAGAAGGCGGGCGGCGGCGTGCTGCTGTTCCCGAACACGTACACGAACATCATGCACCTGAAGCAGGACAGCTACAAGGTGGACGCGGACCAGGAGAAGCTGATCCGGATGAACGTGTTCGACTACTTCGCGGTAAACGAGGACGTGCTGCAGAACAAGGCGTACGGAGACGCGTGGCTGGCGTTCTACGAGGGCTTCGTGGAATGGTTCGCCATCATGCTGGGCGAGGTCGTGAGCGGGATGATCTACACGGAACGCGAGCGGAGCGCCTACGGGAACAAGGTGTTCTTCACGAGCAACAGGCTGCAGTACATGTCGAACGCGGACAAACTGAACGCGATCCAGACCTACGCGGACCGGGGCCTGATGACCCGCAACGAGCTGCGGGAAATCTCGAACCTGTCTCCCCTCCCTGAGCCGTACGGATCGCAGATCCCGGCGCGGGGCGAATATTACGACATCACGCGGCCGCCGGAGGACAAGACCGGGACGAATGAGCCGGAAGCGCCGGCGGAGGACGCGGAGGACGGTGGCGGCGAGTGAGGAAGGTCGTCGTATACGCGGGGACGCGGAACGTATACCACAATATGGCCGTGGCGGCGAAAAGCCTGCTGAACCACACCCAAATGGACCGGGTGTGGTTTTTGATTGAGGACGACGAGTTCCCGGAGGAACTGCCGGACGTGATCCGGTGCAAAAACATGAGCGGGCAGCACTGGTTCCAGGACGGACCGAACACGCGGAAGCGGTGGAGCTACATGAGCCTGCTGCGGCTGGCGCTGCACGAGATCCTGCCGAAAGAGGACCGGGTGCTGTGGCTGGACATCGACACGATCGTGAACGAGGACATCACGGAACTGTTCGGGACGGACCTGGAGGGCTGCTACGTGGCGGCGGCGGAGGAGCCGATCCGGAGCAAGCGGCCTTTCAAATACTACAACGCAGGCGTGATGATCATGGACCTGCGGAAGCTGCGGGACGGGATGGCAGACCTGCTGATCCGGTACGTGAACCGGGTGGAGATGGACTTCCCGGACCAGGACGTGATCAACCTGCTGTGCCAGGGGCGGATCAAGGCGATCAGCCCGTACTGGAACAGCAACAGGTGGATCGTGGAGGTCAGCGACCCGGGGATCACACACTTCGCGGCGGACCGGAACTACGAGCGCCAGGCACTCTGGCAGGAATATGACCGAATGGAATGGAGGGTAAAACATGCCGGTGAAGACTGACAGGGAGTACCGCAAGGTAAACGCGGTATTCGAGACGAGACAGGCGGAGGACGGCCAGATGATCGTGGAGGGCTACGCCACCACGTTCGGGCAGCCGTACGAACTGTACAGGAACAAGGACATGGTCGTGAACGAGCAGGTCGCGCCGGACGCGTTCGCGGAATGCGACATGAGCGACGTGATCATGCAGTACGACCACGAGGGCCGGGTGTTCGCACGGGTGAACAACGGCACGCTGGAGCTGACGCCGGACGAGCACGGACTGAGGGTCCGGGCGAACCTGGGCGGGACGGAGATCGGCCGCCAGCTGTACGAGGAGATCCGCGGAGGATACACGGACAAGATGAGCTTCGGGTTCACGGTGTCCGCGGACGAGCGGAAGGAATCCAGGGACGCGGAGGGCCGCATCAGTATCCTGCGGACCATCCGGAAGATCGGCAAACTGTTTGACGTTTCTGCCGTGTCGCTGCCGGCCAACGACGCGACTGAAATAAGCGCCCGGAACATCGGCGACGGATTGATCGCCGAGGTCCAGAAGGAGCTTCTGGCCAGGGAAGAACGGGAGCGCCGGATCGGAGAGATCCGGAAAATACTCAACCGGGAGGACGAAAACCATGAGGAGTGACGAACTGCTCGCACGCCGGGAAGAAATCGAAAAGCGCGCCGCGGAAATCACGGCCCTGCTTGAACAGCCGGAAGCGGATCTGGACGCGCTGGAGACGGAAGCCCGGGGCATCGCGGAGGAAATCACCGCGATCAACCAGCAGCTGGAAGAGCTGCGGAACAAGGCCGCCGAA